CCACAAGCTGCTTTCCGACGCACCCGCCATTGTTCTCTCCAAGCAGTCCGTATCCAGACTCTTGAAATTCAAACCATTGATTGCGAACCGTTCCTACGCCGCAGCAATCAGCCACGGACTCGATGGTTTCAATATGACGCGGCCAAGTGATGCACCCACCAACCGTGTGGATGGTGAAGCGTCCGTACGCGCCTGCCCACAACCCCTTGTGCAGAAGCCGTCGGCACGCCTGATTTATGTAGTCGTAAACGCGAGGGTCATCGACGCAGACGCCGACTACACGGGCGATTGTCGAGCGAATGTCCTGAACGATTAGCTTCATTTGGTGTAATAGATTCGGCTCGTTCGCCTGATGAAATAAACGCCGTAAAACGGAGGAAGGTTGTTGTGGCCGACAGCGTTCTGGGTATCGTTGCCAGTCTTGTCGGCGCTAGTGGTTCCAATGTCGCCAGTAGTAATACTTGGTCCAGCTCCTCCGCCACCGCTTCCAGCAGCACCTTGAAGAATCTGTGTGGGGTACGAACCAAGTCCGCTCCACGACTTGTTGACGAGGTAATAATCGTCGTTTGCCGGAGCAATCAACTGAGCAACACCATGAGTGTGTTCGTTGAACGGTGTTTCTGGAACCGTCAGCGTGTGTTTATCCTCACCGACAATTGATGTGGCAGTTGCGGTTCCATTGACAGCAACCGCACCGCTCGCCGCAAAAGCACCAACACCGACCGGGAATCGAGCGTCAAACGAGGTATCAACCATCCACATCGCTCCGGTGTAATTAGTCGGAGTGCCGGAAGTTCCATCACCGCCGTCGTACGAAAGAAGATCCGTGGTCGTTCCAACAAAGATGCGACGATCATAACCATTCGCCGCAACCGTGTTTTTATAAACCCAGAATCCCTGATCAAAAATCCACCACTGCCCATCTTGATCAAGCCACGGATAAATCCGATTGTTGATCGCCGGAAACGTCGGTCCAAAATTGAAGAACGAGTTTCCAATCGTGCTGTTGAAAACGGCTTGCGTGCCTCCGATGATATCGTTGGCCAAGTTCTGGTAATTCAACGGACAATAACTCACCGGAAGACTTGGAGGTGTAAGCGTGATTAGGGTTAGGTTTGGCATACTATTCCGATGTGTAGAGGAATGGGTTTACGTCGCAAGCATCAAGAGTATTGCATCCTTCGAAAACAAGGCACTCGCCCACCGCAGGTTCTTGAACGTCGTAAGCGTGAACGCGGATGCTCTTGATGCGGCAATATCCCGTAATTGTCAGGCTCATTTGAACCTCGTACATATTTCGAGTCGGGGTGCTAATGCTCGAATTGCACGGGACATCCGAAGGAGTCGGCAGGCGCATCTTCGGCCTGTACTGCGGCTGGAAATTGACCAGCGGACAAGCAGGTTGGCACTGCAAAGTTGTCGCGCATTCAGCCCAGTCGGCCCACTCAATCCATCCGGGATACTGGTCGGGTCGATACTCGACATTGAAAGAAGCGTCTCCGTCCAACGAATCAATGAAGATGTCGCCCGAATCAAGCCGCTTCAATCCAAACGGAATCTCGAAGTTGTAGGCGCGAGTATGAACCAGCCACTGAATCTCCTTCTTTCCATCAGCAATGTTGTTATCGAACTTGGCACCCTTGCTGATTTCCCAAATCTGAATCGTCCCGTTTTCGCCGCGAGCAATTGAAAAGCACCTATCGCCGTAAACGCTCTCCGTCTTCAAAACCTGCAACACATCGAGTCCGGTCCAGATTCCTGCCCACGCGGGAGGAAACTTTTTCCGCATCGACGTAATCAGGTCGAAATCCAAAACCATCAGCGCCTTATGGATAACGCCTTCGGCATTATACCGAGGCTGTGCGGTCATCAGCAATCGATTGTCGAACACGACCGCAGATCCAGACCACAGAAGACTGGCTTGATCGTTCTCAGCGATGTTCACAATCTCGCCACTGATCGGCGTATTCCCCGGATCAGTGAACGAGCGACGAGCAATGATGAACGAGCGGACGCCATCGACTGCGCGGTAGAACACGTCGCCGTTGACAGTAATGGCCGACCTAGCGCCAAGCGCACCGCTAGTCAGCAAACTGATAGCCTGAATCGGATAGTTCAGGTTCTTCCATGTATTACGATCAACAGGAGCTTGAACCGAGAAGACGTATCGAGGAGTAAAAACTAGGAGCGGACCTTGACCAAGCGACGTATCTGGATCGCCGGGGACGGCCATTGCTGTGATTCCTCCTGAATCTGACGGAACCGCAAAGTCTCCGCCTTCGTTGAGGAAGGTATTCTCGGTTTCTTTGAGAACACTCGCTCGCGTGCCATCTCCATAAACAATGTCCGTAGCTCGGAATGAAAACCCATTTGCAAGCGCGTACCAGATACGTCCGTTGACGTAGGCCATTACTCTTCCGCACTTGATTTCGTCGGTGGTTGCGCGGCGCAAGTTTGATCCATTGAAGATCAGCGGTGCGCTCTGACCGTCTTGAATGACGACGAAGTTCTCCGCCTGAACCATCCAGCCATCGAGTATGTTTGATGGGTTCTGAAGACTAACTGATGCGGAAAGATTCTGAACGCTGTTTTGATCAACGTCGTACAGCCAGACGTTTCCGCTGATCAACATCAGGATGAACGTCGCTCCGTTGTCGCCGATGTACGGGAGCGCACACTGGAACACGCCGGTCAAATTGCTCGAACCGTAGCACTCCTCGGAGTAGCCGTCCGCCGTGACATTGGTTTGATCCGCAGTGACGAGCGTGCTGTCTGCCGTAATCGACAAGCATACGTCGTAATCTTTCTGGATGAAACCGGGTCGAGGAGAGATGAATCCCTGCCGAAAGCTGGCATTGACCGCGAAGGCGACCTGATTCTTATCCACCTCAGACGGCATCACACCAGCGTCAATGCCACCCTCAAAGGTGACAGATCCGTCCGTGTACCTCCGTGGTGCGCGTTCGCTCATGGCTTAAGCCTGAATCCGCTGGATGGAGAATGAGGAGCCAGTTACGACATTTACTCCAAACCCAGTAGTTTGAATCAAAATGTCGTAGTAATCAGTAATTACAGTAGCTTGATCTATATAAGAAAGTGAAACTGGAATCAAACTTTGAGGAGAAGCGTTTGTAGCGTTAAACTCTTGAGTCTGAAAAATGTTTGAACCATTTTTACGCAAAAATACAATTACGCTTGCAGTACCAGTGTTTCCAAGCAAGTTGAACACTGCATCAATCTTGTAGTACCCAGTAAATGGAGCGGTAAATCGACCAGTGGCAGCAGTAAATCCAGACGCGGTATCTATTCCTGCCCAAGATCCAGAAGGAAAATCGCCAAGGCTGAATGGGTTTTTAGTTGTTGCCGCTGCAATCAGGTTGTTTCCGGTCAGCCTCCGCGTAAACGTGACGTAGCTGAACGCTGCCGCAGCGCCCGTGGCCGCTATGCTGATCGTGCCTGCACCCGGCGTAATCGTGATGTTCGAGCCTGCGGTCAGACTTGCCACCGTGTATCCCGTTCCATTGCCAATGAGCAGTTGGCCGTTGGTAGGTATGGTTGATAGGTTCGTTCCACCTTTTGCAACCGGCAACACGCCGCTGATGTCGCCCACTGGAACCGTTGCAACGGTCGATAGAAACCCAGATCCGCTCGACCCTTGAGTCTTGATGTAACCGGATAAAAACGAATTGAGCGCCGTTGCACTCGGAACCGATGCGTCGGGAGTTCGAACAATGTACGTCGCTGCGGACGATGCTCCGCCAGAGGCTCCTGCCGGACCTTGAGGACCAATCGCTCCAGCAAGGGTAATGAGCGAACCGATTGAAATTGGCGTGGTCGGAATAGCGTTCGGAATGCTCAAGACTCCGGGTAAAGGATTCCCAAGAGTTACGCTCAACCCAACAACGTCTACGACCTGCATGTACCCGCACCCTTGAACAGAAACGAAAAATTGTCCTGCAATTGACTCTGGAAGGAACGAGCTGTCTTGAACCTGAACAACAACGTATCCGCCAAGTGGAGGAACCAAAGCTGCCGCCGTCGTGTAAGTGAACGCATTTAAGCCATTCGTACCATTCGACCCATTAGCTCCCGCAGCACCCTGTGGTCCGGGGACGTTCACGACAACCGGATCGGTATCGCAAGGCTGGCAACAGCCGGTTGAAGAAACAAGTTGCGACGGCATATTTTTCCTTTGCCAGACCGTCAAGTCCAGCGAGAACTAATGCAAGGCCAAACTATGCCAGAGCAAGTGTCAGAGCATCCATTGATCGATCACAAGTACGGGATTCGTTCCCCAGTCAAGATTCCAGACCTAGAACTGGAACTTTACGCATTCCGAAATCGGCTTCAACCGAATGAGGGCGGACTGGGTACTTTCGATCATTTTCGTAACGCCACGAAAATGTTATGGCCTAAGATGAGCTGGAACCCGTGGCTCGAAGATCAAGTCGAAGGTCTTTGCGACCATGACTACGTCGGATGGGCAGGTTGCGGTGCGAGTGGAAAGACTTTCGGCGCGACGCTCTTTGCGACTGTTTGGTGGCTTGCAAACCCCTCCAAGACAACCGTTGTTCTCACGTCTACAACGGCAAAGATGATCCGAAAGCGTATGTGGGCTAATCTTCAGGATCTTGTTCGGAAATCACGCGGATTCCCCGGAAACATGGTCGATTCGAAGATGAGTCTTCAAGCTATCAAAGGCGACGACCGGCACTCCATTTCCGCTATCGCCGTCGCCGAGGGCAACACATCGAAGGCTGTGGCCAACATTCAGGGCATCCACGCCGAGCGTGTGATGGTTATTATCGACGAAGCTACGGATACGCCTGAAGCCGCTTTCGAAGCGTGTACGAACCTTTCTAAGGGTTGCCGCGAGTTCAAGATGTTGGTTATCGGAAACCCTGCCTCAAAGTTTGATCCGCACGGACGCTTCTGCACACCAGCAAAAGGCTGGCGCAGCGTAACGATTGAAGACCAGCATTGGCTGACAGAACGCGGGATGTGCCGACGCTTTGACGGCATGAAGTCGCCCAACATCAGCGAGGGCCGCACAAAGTATCCGTACCTCATTACTCAGGATCAGGTCTTGTCGGCTATGCGCCATGAGGGCGAGCAAAGCCCTACGTTCTGGAAGTACACACGCGGATTCTGGTCGCCGGACGGCATGGTCAAGACGGTCTTGTCCGAATCGCTCATTGAGACGCACACACCTACAAAAAGTTTGGTGTTTACCACCAATGTCCAAGTCGTTGCCGGTCTTGATCCGGGCTTTGGTGGCGACAGATGTATCCTTCGCTTTGCCAAAGTTGGCACCGCAAACGACAAGATCAGCATACTTTTTCAGGACATCATCCACATATCCGTCAACGCTCAGCTAACGGAGCCGGTGCATTACCAGATAGCCAATCGGGTTAAAGAGGAATGCAACAAGCGCGGCGTTCCACCGGACAAGTTTGGTCTGGATTCAAGCGGTGAAGGCGGTGGGTTGGCCGACATTTTGACTCGCGAATGGGGTGTAATTCATCGAACTGAGTTCGGCGGCTCTCCATCAACCATTCCCGTTAGCGACGAGGACAGTAGGCCATCCAATGAAGCTTACGACCGAAAGGTAACGGAACTCTGGTTCTCGATGCGTAAATGGGTTGTCGAGGAGCGGGTTGGCGGCATGGACATCGAGACGCTGCAAGAGTTCTGTGGTCGAATGTTCGATGATTCCAAGCGGAAGATATCGGTCGAATCCAAGACCGTGATGAAGCAACGGACGGGAAAATCGCCTGATTTAGCCGACGCTGCTGTAGTCTTGCTTGATCTAGTTCGCAAAACTGCTGTTTTAGAGCCGCGCTTCACGAAGATGGATAAGGTCTGGGAAAAGCTAGTGAAAGACGCAGATTCGATTTACTACGACGAAACGATTGAAGCATGAGCAAAACCACTGGTTACAAAGTTCTGAACGAACACATGGTCATCCCCGGAGGATGGCATTACCGCATTCCCGAGACTGGGATTGAAGTACCCGGAGGATCGTGGGCGCAGCTCAATGAGTTTGTCCGCAATCACTACACGGCGAACGCCATTCAAATCCCGAGCAACATTGACGATTTAATCACCGAATATGCGTGTCGTAACGGTGCCGATTGCTCCTACGACGAGGTTAAGATTCACAAGCCAGAGGGTCGTAAATCGCTTCAGATCGGGGATGTCATCCGATTCAGCATGAGTCTTCTCCACGGTCTTACGGTTGGCGGCGGCAAGGTGGATCAGGCGGAGGCGAATAGGCGCGCAAACATCTGCTCAACTTGTTCGTTCAACCGAAAACCACTCGGATGCACGGGATGCAACGCTCGTGTGCTGAAGGATGCTGTCAAAACTTTCTCTCAACACGGCAGCACTCCAGTAGACGAAAGTCTGCAAAGCTGCGAGTTTTGCGGTTGCTTTATCAGAAGCATGGTTTGGTTTCCCATTGAAACCCTTCATAAATTCTCGGACGCTACAGAGAACGAAAACCTTCCGGCTCACTGCTGGAAAAAACGACCATGTACGGAAACCTAGCCCAACTGCCGCTTGAAACTATCAACGAAGACGGCAAAGCGCCTGAAACGCGCATAGCCGACGCGGCATCCGCTCGCGAAATCTTTCAGAAGCTTATCATGGCTGATGAGCTGCGTAATAGTACGCGAGCCAAGCTGCGCGGTCTGGTCGATGGAAATCCTCCGTACAATCCAGCAGAACTGCGCCGCAACAACCAAGCGTTCCGCACCAACGTCAATTTCCGCGAGTCGGAAGCGTTCCTCACGCTGGCAATGTCAGCCTTCTACGATGTGTTCGCCGAGGTTCCGACCTACACGAACATTCGTACCGCGTACGGCAACGACATGGATAAGCGGGAGGACTGGTCGAAGATCATTACTGAAGAGTTTGATCGACTCCAGAAGCTCGACAAGGACTTCGACTACATCATGCAGTTGTCGCAGCGCGAGATGGTTCTCATTGGCGATGGTCCGCTGATCTTCGAAGACAACACCAACTGGCGCTGCAAAGCCATCATGGCGACGGATCTGCTCGTCCCAGATGGCACCAAGTCAAACGTAAGCGACTGGAAGGTGGCCTGCGTCCGCACGCGCATGGGCGTGGATGATCTGTTCGAGAAGATCCAAGACGAAGAGGCGGCAAAAGCTTCCGGTTGGGATGTCGATTATGTCCGTGAGCGCATTCGTGCGGCGATGCCCGAGCCGTATCGCTCCGGTGTGCAGTACGACTGGGAGTTCTTCCAGAAGCAGCTTCGCTCGAATGACATCACTTTCTCCGCTCGTTCCGAGGTGGTGCTGATGTGCCATGTTTTCTACAAGGAATTCGATGGTCAGATTAGCCATGTAATCATCGACGAGCGCGACAGTGAGAGTTTCATGTATCGCAAGCTTCGCCGGTTCACCCGGTGGGAGCAGGTCATTCATCCGATGTACTACGACCGTGGCGACGGCGAGCATCACGGCGTTAAGGGCTTGGGCATCAAGATGCTTCAGCCGATGGAGCTAAAGAATCGCCTTCGCTGCTCGATGGTAGACAGCGCGTTTGCGAGGACTCAGATCCTATTCCGACCCCTGAACGCCAATGCGCTGAGCAAGACGAGCGTCGTACAACAAGGACCGTATGCCATTCTTCCGCCAGATTACGAAGTCGTTCAGCAGAATATTGCTGGAGTTCTGGATGCTCCAATGGCGGTCAATGCGGACCTTGAAAATGTTCTTCAGGGCAACCTCTCTCAGTATCGCCAATCGCTCAACAAGACGGGCAACCCAAGAACTGCCACTGAGATGCAAATCATCTCGGCGCAGCAGTCAGCCATCGGTAAGACCCAGTTGAGCCGGTACTACACTCAGCTCGATTCTTTCTTTGAGGAACGGTACAACCGCGCTTCGAATCCTAATCTGAACCCGATTACGAAGTCCGATAAGGACGCCATCGAGTTCCAGCGCCGTTGCCGTGAGCGCGGTGTTCCCGTGCAGGCGATGATGGATATCGACTACATTGAAGCGACTCGCACGGTTGGCCAAGGTTCCCAGTACGCGAAACAACAACTCCTCGGTCAGCTTCTCCAGTTGTCCGGCTCCCTTCCAGAGGGTGGCAAAATTAACCTGCTCAAGGACTATATTGCCGCACAGGTTGGCCAACAGATGGTTGATCGTTATCTGCCCTCTCAGCTCCAGTCGTCCCGCACGCAGGATCAAGCCGCTCTCGCTGTTCTCGAACACGCCTCACTGCGTCAGGGCAACATGCCGCTCGTCACCGATACGCAGAATCAGATCATCCACATCGAAACTCACCTTGGTGCGGCGAACGAAGCAGCGTCCTCGCTTCAAGGCGGCGGAAACCCAGAGGAAATCATGCTCTTCATGCAGGGTATTGGTCAGCATGTTCAGCAGCACATCCAGCGCCTCGCAACCGATCCGTCGCGCAAGCAGCAGGTCGATGCGTACGTCCAACAGCTCGGAATGCTTGGCGAGACTATCAAGCAGCTTGGCCAGATGATGCAGGAGCAGCAGCAAGCGATGGCTCAGCAGCAGCAAGCTCAAGCGATTCAGCAGGGTTCCGATCCTCGTACTGCCGTGATGAACGCGGAGGTTCAATCGAAAATCGCTCGCCAGAACGCCGAGACTATGGCCAACATTCAGCGTCAGAACACGAAGGCGATGGCAGATTTGTCACGCCGGAATGCGAAGACAACCGCTGATATTCAGCGTGCGAATGCAACTGCGGAATCCAATTTGTCGCGTCAGGGATGAAAAACATACACTTCGTTCACGGTCTTCATAACGATGGTTTCCATATTTGCGACAGAATCGCAATCGCTTCAGCTTGGATGAACAATCCTGACTGGAGCGTTTTTCTTTGGTGTCCCCAAGAACCAACCGGAGAGCAATGGGAGAAGTTGAAGGCAAAGGTTCCGGTGCGGGTGATGTTTGTTGATGATTTTAAAACTTGGAACGGAAAGGTTGTTCCCAAGTATCAGCACCGCGCAGACCTGATTCGGCATGCTGTTTTGTACGCGATGGGCGGTGTGTACGCTGACACCGACACGATTACACTTGCTCCGTTTCCAAAAGAATGGCTTGAGCATGACGCTGTTTTAGGGCGTGAGTTTTGCGGAGAAGGCACCATTGGACTGTGCAATGCAGTCATGTACAGCAGGATGCACGGACAGTTTCAGTGGAAGTGGCTTCAAGAATGGCAAAAGTTTGACGGCACCGGATGGAACGAGACTTCGGTTCAATATCCGTGGAAGCTGCATCAGGAAAATCCCGGCCTTTGCAAGGCGGTTGATTTCGAAATGCTTGGATTCATTCACTGCGAATCTGGCAAATACTGGGAACCCAACTATTCGCTAGATGGATGCGTGATCGCCCATTTGTGGAGGTCATACCACACGCCTAGGATGAATTCTTTAACTGAAGAAATTATAAATAAAAAAGAAAACGTCTACTGTGAACACGCTTCAAAATATATTTGATGATATCTACGAACACGATAAGTGGAACGGTGGATCTGGCCCCGGTTCAAACAAATCAAACACAACAGAATACGCTTTTTATCTTAACGAACTGATTCGCTCTCTTGAAGTAAAGTCTTTCTTAGATGTTGGGTGTGGTGATTGGCAGCTTGCGGAACAGATTGATCTAAGCGGAATCCGATACAAAGGAATCGACGTCAGCAATAGGGCGATTGAAATAGCAAAGTTGAAAGCTCCGTCTGGAACCGATCTTTTGAGCGGAACTATTTTTGAGGTCGATGGGTTGTTTGATTTTGTTCACATCAAAGATGTTCTGCAACATCTTCCATTTTCTGAATGCGACAAAATTTTAAGCAAAGCTACTAAAAATAAACACGTTTTAGTGGTAAACGATCATTGCGAATCAAACTCTGACACGGATGCGGGAGGATACAGACCAATCAACGTGTTGTACTGGCCGAATTCCAAGCTTTTGAGAATGTTCAACATTGGCGGATTCAATAAATCAGCAGTTTTAATAACCAACAAATGAAGTTTCCAACAACATTTTGCGTTTCCCTCAAATCAGCAGTTCAAAGAAGGGAAATTGTTTCCAAACATTTGAAAAGTCATGGAATTGATTTTCATCTATTCGATGCAATTCACGCTCCAAGGATGGGTTTGGAAACAAAGCTCTCGTACCTTGATGACCATCCGAACTGGACTCCTGAAGATGGTCCGACATACAGGATTTCCCAAAGCGTTCTCGGATGTTCCATGTCGCATTACACGATTTGGAGGATCATGGAGTATCTGGATGACGATTATTTTTTGGTCGTCGAAGATGACGTTGAGCTTTGCGAGGGGTTTAAAGAGAAGCTGATGGCAACGATTCAAAATTTGCCGAGCGATTGGCAGTTTGTTTTTGTAGGCCACTGCTGTCTTGATTCTAAAATATTGATGGTCCGCGAAGGCGTTGCTCACACACCAGATCCACCGATGTGTACTCACGCATACATGGTTCGAAAAACTGCCGTAAAGCATCTCATAGCAACAAATGAACTGATGTACGCCCCAATAGACATTCAGCTTAAAAAAAGAACGCTTCCGACAATTAGCCACTATTCACTAGTACCTCCACTTGCAACACAAAATGGACAACCAAGTACAATCAATGGATAACGAAGCTTGGGAAAAAGTAATCAAGGCTAGGAGCTTTATCCCCGGATGGACATTCGAAGATAAGAGTCGATACATGTTCGACATTGTTCTTCAGTCGAAGCCTAGCGTCGTTGTTGAGGTTGGTGTTTGGAGAGGCTTAAGCGTAGCCAGCTTTTGCGCGGCATCACTCATTCACAAATGCAAAGTGTTCGCAATTGACCCGTGGAGCAAATGCGCGATGAGCGAAAATGGCTACAGCGCCCACCTCACCGAAGGGCAGGATCAGCTCGATTTAATTTACAATCAATTCTGCCGTGACTTCAAAGTTCTTGGGCTAGACGAGAATTTGACGACCATCCGAAAAACGTCTTGGGAAGCTTCTTTTGATTTCGCTGATGAAAGCATCGACATTTTCCACTTGGACGGGGCGCACACCGAATGGGATTCAACGCGAGACTTGATTGCGTGGACCCCAAAGATTAAGGTTGGAGGACTGTTCATCATGGATGACGCGAATTGGGAAACCATGAAGCTTGTCCAAGAGATTGCGCTTAAAAAATACGAGCATTCAACGTATCTGGAAGGTGGGAAAACACGGGTATTTGTGCGAAAACAATGAAAGACATAATCCGAAGCCTGTCCCTCAAGGCGCTCAAGCGATTTGCAACGGGCGGCGATGGTCCGGCGGATCTTCTTCAGGAAATCGAAGACCTTCGCAAAACGCTTGAGATTCGAACCAAAGAACATGACGAGCATCTGACCGAGGTCCGCGAGGAGCGCGATCATTGGCTTGCTCTCTACGATGAAATCAAATTCGCTGCCGAGTTTCTAATGAGCTACGCAAAAAATGACGTTCCCAAGCTGAGTGAACAAACCGACTGGGAGACTGGCAAAATCGTCCTACCACAGGAAACGGGGACGTACTACTTCAACCCGGCAATCATGCTCGAACCGGACGGTCGAATCATGCTTTTTGCTCGTCGCTGCCGTAACAAGCGCGAGAAGGACGAGGATGTCTACATCGAGAAGAACGACATCGTTATCTTCGAACTGAGTCAGGATCTTCGCGCCACAAAGAAGTCTCTGACCCAGTTAATCTCCCATTATCCCCTCGAACAGTTCGAAGACCCTCGCGTCCTGAGATTCGGCGACAAGTACGGTCTTGCGTGCTGCACATTCGTTCCGTTCAAGAGCTACGCGCACCAAGGAATGTTCCTTCTGGACAAGCATTTCCTGAACGTAGGCCGTTTCGATATGATCTACGGCAACAACTACGCGCAGGCCATGATCAACGATGGGCATGAGAAGAACTGGCTCTACTTCGTCCACGATAACGCGCCACACATGGTGTATTCGGCCAACCCACACGTCGTTGTACGCCTTAATGGGCGCTTAGAGAAGGAGGAGGAATACGTCACCGACGAGTTCAATCCGCTCTGGAAGTTTGGCGAGGTGCGCGGAGGCTCGAATCCGATCCTATGCGACGGCCTGTACTGGACCTTCTTCCACAGCTCGCTGCCGTGGATCAACAAGAAGCGCCGTTACTACATGGGTGCCTACGCTTTCGAAGCGAAGCCTCCTTTCCGCATCGTTCGAATGACGACGTTACCGCTTCTGACTGGAACGAATCAGCAGGATTGGTGGCCGGGATTACCTGCGGTCGTATTCCCGTGCGGCGCATTCTTCGATACCGCAAAGAATAAGTTCGTCGTCTCGTACGGAATCAACGACATAGACTGTGGTTACATCAAGATTCCGTTGGCCGACTTGCTTGAGGTGACGAAGGTGATTCGACCGAAACGCGACGTCGTCAACAAAGAGAACCCAATCAAACTCGACGAAGTTCTCGATCCAATTCCGCAGAGACATAAACTAAAACGAAACAAGAAATCAAAGTATGATGAACTGGCTAAGAGGCTCGACGAAGAACCGCAGGGAGATGGCAAAAAGTCTGATGGACTTGCCTGAAGTAGACATTCTCGAATGGACAAACGCTGGCCAACAGGGCGAACTTGCGCTTATTTTGCGAAATCCGATTCTTCGGATGGCTTTACGCATCGTGGCTGAGTCGATGCCGGTGCCTATGCCCTCCCAAGGAAGCAAGGAATCGGACATTGTTTTCGCTGCCGGTGTAACCGCTGGCTACGCTCATTGCCTCGAAAACATTCGAAAACTTGCAGTAAACGACACAACGAGAGAACCTGAAGCAACATTTGAAAAACAATACTAACATTTTATGGAAGAACCACTGAACTCACCGACCGTTAATTCCGCGCAAACGCCTGATTTCGAAAGCTCCTTCATCGAGTCTTTTAAGGCTAACACTCTTGAGGATGCTGCCGCTGGAGAGGATAGTGCAAAAGCTTCGCAAGTAACTGAGGAGCCTAAGCAGAAGAAACAAACGCAGCCTAAGTCCGAAGCGAACACCAAGCTCAGCAAGTCTGAGATGGATATCGAGCGGATGTTCAGTCCGAAGGAGAAGGCTTCAGCTACCGAGGATTCCTCGGCTACTGATGACTCTGGCATCCCTGAGTCCATCAAATCCACGAAAGCCGCTGATGCTTTCCGTAAGATCAAGGAAGAGAAGGCGCAGCTCTCCAAGCAGCTTGAGGAGATGAAGTCTGGCAAGGTTGCCAATCCAAACTTCGAGGCTCAAATGAAGATTTTGCAGGAAGAACGCGACACGCTTTCCGAACGTGTTCGACTCCTCGACATTGAGCGCCACCCCAACTTCGTCAAAAAGTACGACGGCAAGATTACCGGCGTGTTCGACTCGATGAAATCGGTCGTTGGCACGGATGGCGACAGGCTTGTTGGCCTACTCAAGTCCCCTGAGAACGATTATCGCAACTCGCAGATCGACGACATCGTTGAGGGTCTTTCGCCCTCCAAGAAAGCAAAACTTGGCGCTCTCATCGTGAAATACGACGAGATTAACGGCGAGAAGTCTGCGGAGATGTCAGAGGCGAAGTCCGATTACGACTCGATCATCTCGAAGTACCAGCAGGACAACGAGGAAGGCACTCGCGCTGCATTGGAGTCGGCCAATAAAACATGGACAAAGGTCAGCGAGAACGCTCGCGCTCTGGAAATCTTTGAGCCGCGTGAAAACGACGAGGAATGGAACACGGAACTGACTGGCCGACTTAGCCTCGCCCAACAGATCTTCAATGGCGAGAACAGCGAAGAAGACCTCGCCAAGGCCGCTCTATGGGCCGCTGCCGCACCCAAATACCGTGAGCTTCTCTACTCTCAGGTCGAGGTAAACAAGCGCCTACAAGCCGAACTAGCGAAGTATCGGGGCAGTGAACCCGGTGTTAGCTCGAAAGCANCGG